ATGCTAGAGGGTAAAGCCATTTATGCTGGTGTAAGAGAATTTATGTCAAAAAAGGGTAATTTACTTCGTGTTGCAAAATTAATCAGCAGCGAAACAGGAGACTATGCGGAAATATTTATTCATGATAGTTGCCGGGTAGCGGCTGGAATCAAACTTATGTCAGAGGTAAAGGTAAAAGTGGATTGGGCCAGCTTTGGGGGTAGAACTAGTTTTTCCGTTATGGAGATTAGTCCAGGAGGTATGTAATGTCAGAGGATCAAGCGTTAGAAATGTTGCAAATATTAGAGGACATGCAGGGATTGATTGTTTTGTCTAACGAGATGCAAGGGTTTGTAACAGGCGTATTAGTCGGGGTTCTCATGATGTTTATATTTTTCTTCTTTCTAAAGGGGGCTGAGTAAATGGAATTTTCTATAGTTGATTTCGTTCCCCTATTCCGATCTGGTCTTACTATTGGTATGCTTCTCGCTGTCAGTGCCGGAGTCGGCGGGATGTTAATACACTACGTTTCCAAAATTTTTAAGGTTGTTGGAGGTGCTTAAATGACTCTTTATGATCGTGTGAAGTATGGTATCCCAGCTGGGATTACCGCCAGTTTATTTGCGGTTTCTCCTGCCTTCGCAGCAGAGGGTACTGCTCAAGCCGATGTGGTGAGTGCGTTTACCACTGCGGCGGATGATATTAAAGCTACTGTTCTTGCCGTTGCAGGTGTAGCAATTGCCATACTAGTGGTTATGTATGCGTTTAAGTGGGGTAAGAAAATCTTTAATCGGGTCGCGTCCTAAAGTGATTAAAAGGCCAGTAGTTACCGGCGATTACTGGCCTTTTTTACTGTTTGTTAAGGAGGATAATTATGTATGTGGGAAAGCGCATTAAATCTATACTGTCTGTACTACTTATTTGCGGATTATTGGTGGTATCTGTTCCTAGTCGGGCTTTCGCTGCTGGGCCTTTGGTTTTGGGCCCTGCACTTAAATATGCCATAGGTGCCGGCATGGTTGCAGGTGGTTTATACGCTGCAAATAAAGACGATCTAAATTATGCAATTAATGACTATTGGACAAAAGCATCGGATCATGTTAAGCAGCAGTGGTCTAATGCGGTAATTTATGGTACTGGTATCGGTATTATATTGCTTAATGATCCGCTTAATAGGTCAATATCCAATTATTTGAATAGTGAATATGTTCCTGGTCAAAATTCTGTTGTTGCGGATACAGAAGTAATTACTGATATTGTTTTAGGTAAGGCTTATCCTACTGATAATTGTGTGATTAATGACTATAATATACGTGGTTATTGTAGTGTACTTGGGCCTTCGACATTACGATTTGTTATTTATGTAAATGGTGAAATATGGGCAGATCATACATATACTAATACCCAATATTGGTATAAATTATCTCATGTGATTTCAACTAGATGTATTATTGAAAATTTATCTACTTATAATGGTAGTATAACTTTTGTTTATAAAATAGCTAGGACCGATGGTACCACTTATACTACTAGTAGCAGTTTAGGTTTATTAGGTTTGTTAAATGGTGCGTCTATATCTTACGCGGCTGTTTTGAATCATATATATATGGAATATGTTGGTGATACAGCCGGTTTTGGCAAAGCTACCGAAGGTCGACCGGATATTAAAGTTCCGTGCCCTCCTGTGCCAGCAGCCGAATGGCCTGATAATTGGATTGATGATCTACAAGAGGAAATGAATCGAACTGGTAATCCCACGCTCGATGATGAAACAAGTATCGAAGAATGGGAGGATGAATATGAGTGGTACCTTGATGAATTCGGAAATATTTACAAAGTGAAAAAAGGTCAGCAACCAAAAAAGCCAGAGGATGAACCGTTGCGTATCCCAGGGCCTCCGTTTCCTGCTCCTGATGTTCCTAAGAATTATCCCACAGAAGATGATCCCGATTTAACGATAGAACATCATCCACCGCAAACAACTGTTACAGAAAATCCTGATGGAAGTAGAACAGAAACTACAACCCAAACGACTACTACAACGAAAAAGTGGTGGGATCCATCAAGTCAAAGATGGCGAACCACTACAACAGATACCACTACTACTACTACAGTGGATTTTGCACCAGATGGTACCGAAACTGGTCGAACGACAACAACGACAACGCAGCCAAAGGGTGAAAGAGAAGAAACTGCACAGCCAGACGATACAGCAATCGATTGGGAACCTTTAAGGCGTGGTCTTTACGAACTTACCGAAAAATTCCCTTTCTGCCTCCCCTGGGACTTAATGCGTGGTATCCAATCGTTGGAATCGAGTCAATGGGATAGAAAAATCAGAATAGAAGTCGGTGATGGCATTTGGCCAGCAATGGTTATAGATTTGACCATGTTTGATGGAATAGCAAGTATAACTAGGGTTATTTTACTGATCGTTTTTGATCTGGGACTTATTTTCGGTACAAGGAAATTGATGGGTGGTGACGTTTAATGCAGGTTGCTATTATAGCGCTTATCAATAAGGTCATAGAGGCCGCAGGGTCAGCCATATCAGCCATTTTTATATTACTTCCAAATTCGCCTTTTCTATGGGTCGAGGAAGTAGATTCTGAGGTATTGGAAGCAATAAACTGGGTTCTCCCAGTATCCGCCATGATTTCGCATATTCAGCTATATGTCACGGCAGTTGCAATTTATTATGTGTTGCGAATTGCGTTGCGTTGGCTAAAAGCAGCTGGAGGTTAAATATGATTACGTTATACACAGGGACACCTGGGGCTGGAAAAAGCTATCATGCAATTCAGTTGATTTTGCGATGTTTAGGGTGGGGCCGCTTAGTTATAGCTAATTTTCCTATTAAATTTACCAAGCGGGAGATTAAAAAGGGTTATGATAAGCGGTTCTTTTACTGGCCAAATGAGGAGATCAATATTGAGAACTTGATCATTTTCGCTTTAGAAAAAGGAATGATTGAAAAAGCGAAGGAGTCCCAGTGCTTGGTAGTGATAGACGAGGCTGGAGGTCGATTTAACTGTCGTGATTTTGCAAAAAGTGATCGTAGAAACTGGATAGATTTCTTCTCACAGCACCGCAAAGTTGGTTATGATTTTTTGCTAGTGGCTCAAAATGATAGAATGATAGACCGGCAAATTAGGGGTTATATAGAGACAGAAAAGAAGCACAGAAAAGCGAATAACTTCGGGCCATTTGCATTTCTACCTTTTACGATGTTTGTGTCGGTGGAATATTGGTACACAGCGAAGCAGAGAGTTGGTGCTGAATTTTTTATTTTTCGCAAGAAAATAGCAGATCGATATGATTCCATGCGGATGTTCTCCGGTTTTACGATCTCACCAGAACTAATCGCCAAAATAGAGGCAAGGCGTAAGGGGATAGCAGAGGAAATACCGGAGGGCTGCCAGGAGTCAATAGATGTAATTTATATCGAAGATGAAGGTACCTAGTGATACCATGGGGGGGGCCCGTCAAGGGGGGGCCCCATGGTGTCACTAGGTATTCGTCTCGGAAAAGAATTTTTTATGTAAGGCCTGGCCGCGAAGCGGCCAAAAATTTTTTTGCTTATTCTTTTGTCGAAACTTGTCGATACATTTTGTGTTGACAAAGAGCAAATACATGTATTATAATGATATTAGTAATAGAGAAAAGGAGGAAGAT